GGTTTCGTTAAGAAGTTGCTTACTTCCAGTACTAGTTGAGTCATTTGTTAATACCCCGTTAATTGAAATTTTACGGGGACGCTTCTCTTCAGGAAGAATTCGCTCCAAGTGAATTGTAAGCAATCCATCTTCCAGATCAGCTCCTGTGACTTCTACGAATTCAGAGAGCCTAAATGACCTCTCGAATTTACGACCGCTAATGCCCTTGTGGACATAAAGTTCTTGGTTTCTACGTTTCTCTCTATCACCTTTTACAGTAAGAATACCATCATGCATAGTAATGTCAATATCTGTTTGTTTAAAACCAACTACAGCAAGTTCAATGAGATACTCGTCTTCAGTATTCTTTACTACGTTGTGAGGGGGATATTTCCCGTGCCTATGATCAAATGTCATTTGCTCGAGTTCGTTAAAGATGTGGTCGAAACCCACGAATGCTCCACGAGGGAAGCTAAAGTTAGTAGTCATATTTGACCTCCTATTAAGTAAGGTTGTAGATGGACCCACTATTGGCATCCATATAATATATATAATTATCGTTTATGAAAAGTACATAGCCTATAAAGATTTTTTTTGCATTTCATTTATTCTATAACAATAATATTGACATCTTTTAGGTGCATATTCATAACCAAGTTTTATAGCTTTATAAAATCGTTTCCATTGTTTACTTTTTAATATATGCGAAATACTATTATGTTCTGTTTTTAATTCTTCATCAAATAAATCAGCTAATAAAGGATCTTTAGGTAAGTCGGGGTGTTGAGAAACTTTATCACACCAACAACATGGAATAAGATAACCATCAGCAGTCGATGCAAATGGTTTATTTTCTGTTAAGCATTTAGGATTCCACTTTTTTTCGCCAGTCATTTCGATTCATTCTATATTCAGGTGAAGGTTTATATGGATCATCTTCAGTAAATCTACTAGTAATTAAAGGTAAAAATGTTATATTATTTTTTCTTGCTATTTCATTAGCTTCTTTAATATTGTTTTCATTATATTTAAAAACAATATATTGCCATACAGTTTCTTTTACAAAAGCTTTTGATAATAACATCATATCAAAAAGTTTTTCACCATCTTGATTTATTCTATACTTATGAGAATCTTTTGGTAAACCATCTATTCCAAAAATCCATTTAGCATTTGGATTGGCCTTAAAACATTTTTCAAACCATTTAGAAGGTTTATGACTTGAAGCAACGTGCACACTACATTTCTTATTACTTTTATAAACATCATTTAATATTTTATCAAATGAGGGATGAAGAATAGGATCAGATATTTGACCAGAAAATACAAAATTATCAAAATGATTTAAATAATTATACCATTCATTATTAGTCATATAATGACCTGGAATATCTTTTTTATTAGAAAATATATTTCTTATACATTTTGGACATTCTATTGTGCATTTGTTTGATATATCTAAATTGATACTATTACGATCAAGCCACTTTCTCACTTTTATTGCCTATATTATATTTTGGACAAAGTTCCCAATTATTCTTATCTTTATATGAAATAATTTTTATTTGTCTTAATGGAGCTAATGGTTCAACTTTTTTTCTTTCAATTGAAATTAAGCCCCAATCACTCATTAATTGTGCAATGGTATTTCTACGTGCTAAATCGTTTTCTTCTAAATTAGATTTTTTCCCATCTAATAAAAATAATTCTTTGAAATGAACAATAAAGTATCTTCCCTGTTTATGTAAAATATGACAGGATTGATATAATTTATTATCTTTTCTGGATGCTACACCAATACGAGTTAATGTTTCTTTTACTTTAAGAAAATCATCTGGCTCATTTAAAGTAATTTCCAACATACTTGCTGGAGACCACTCAATAAGTTTATTTTCTTCCACCTTTATACACCTTTTTTCTCAATTCATTTATTTGTTCTTTTGTGAGAAGGGTCAAGGCTTGTCTTGCTTTTTCATTATTATAACCATAATATTCCTTGACAACTTCCACGTCACTTTCGTTCTCAGGTTTATTCCATTTTGAGAAACGTTTTTTCTTTCTAACTATATTTATAAAAAAGTCGTTTTGTAACTTATTGTCAAGATGAGCATAACGATTCATTTCATTTGCTATTAAAACAGTATCAGCAAAATAAGATAAACCACGATTAATCATAAAAGGATTATATTGACCTTCAGTAATATCATCAACTATGATATTATTTTTTCCATAATTTATTTCATTTAAAAAATCAAAGGGATTCATTCATAAATCCTATTATGTGTATTATTTACTTTAATGAATGTACTACATTTAGATAGGTATTTTAATTTTGTTGCACCGATATAAGTACAAGCCGATCTAATTCCTGATAACATATCAATTATAGTGTTTTTAACTGGTCCTTTATAATCTACTTCTACCGTTTTACCTTCTACACCTCTATATTCTCTATGAGGTATATTATGTCTATCCATTGCTGATTCAGAAGCCATACCATAAAATTTCATTTTACCATCAAGAATTTCTCCATCGCATTCATCATGACCAGCTAATATTCCACCAATCATAACGAAATCAGCTCCAGCCGCAAAGGCTTTAACTATATCTCCAGATGAAGTACATCCACCATCAGCAATAATATGAGCACCCATACCATGAGCAGCATCCGCACATTCCATTACTGCAGATAATTGAGGATAACCTACACCAGTTTTAATTCTTGTAGTACACACAGAGCCTGGTCCAACACCAATTTTAATAATATCAGCACCAGCAAGAATCAACTCTTGTGTCATTTCAGCAGTAACAACATTACCTACGACTATTGTTGCATCTGGAACATGATGGCGTAAAGACTTAACAGCTTCAATTACTGAAATTGTATATCCATTAGCAACATCAATTCCAATAAAATCCCATTTTAAGTTATGCGCAATAAGCGTTGATACATCATCTAAACCGCCCATCATACATGTATTATTACTTTCAAATGCTGTAAGATTATTTTTAAGATAATGTCTAGCTGGGCATGTAATCATATCATATTCTGATAAAGCTTCATGCATTTCTGGTGTACCAACGGTATCCATATTTGCAGCCATAATAGGAATGCCAGTCCATTCTTTCTTAGAATGTTTAAATTTATATGTACGTGTCATTTTAACATCATACCGTGAAGAAATTGTTGATCTCTTCGGTCTAATTAAAACATCACTATAATCTAATTTAATATCTTCTTCAATACGCATTTATACAAATTCCACATTAGCCATAATTTCTGTCATACAAGCAACAACATTAAGTTCGTGATCAGCAACAAATGCATTCTTATATTGATAATCAGCAAGGATAAGAACTATTTGTGGAATAGATTGAGGAGAAACTTTTTCATACATATTATCATAGATACCACGGAAAATACTTGATGCATCCATGTCCATATTATCAGAAACCCATTTTCTCATTTTCTTAAAGTCTTTTGACTTCAAATAAGTTATGAGATCGTCAAATGAATTAGAGCCAATACTTGACCCAGAAATGCTACGAATAGAACCGGTAGCAGAAAATCGTTGGCATTCATTTAAAACTCTTCTCCAATCTGGTGCATATCTCATGATCATATCTACAATAGCCTGTTGATCATATCCAACACCTTCGGTGTCAAGGATATATATAAGTCTTTTCATAAATTTGGCACAAAGAGGTTGAAGGTTTTTCTTTGAAACATTAAATTCAAACACTGCACATCGGGAATGCAATGGTTCAATTATACGATTTTTAAAATTGCATGTAAGAATAAATCTACAATTATTTGAAAATTCTTCAATAAAACCACGAAGAGCCGGTTGGGTAGATTGAGCATTAAGATAATCTGCTTCATCTAAGATGATAACTTTATATCCACCTTGAAGTGAAACAGTGCTAGCAAATTGTTGTAAGGTAGTTCTTAGTGTGTCTATATTACCACTTTGAGAAGCGTTTATAATAATATAGTCTAATCCAAGTTGCTTACACATGGCAACCGCTGCTGTTGTTTTACCAAGACCAGCGGTGCCAGTGAATAGCATATTTGGTAGTTCACCACTATCTACAATAGCTTGTAGATCTTCTTTAAGTGACTGTGGAAGTATAGTGTCTTCCACAGTTTGTGGGCGATATTTTTCAACCCATAGAAATTCGGTATTCATTTACATTCTCCATTATAAAAATTATATCACAAAAAATCAGGAATGTAAATTATTTTTTACCTTTTTCTTCACCGTCATCCATTTGTTCTTCTTGCTCAATTTGCTCAGAAGTTTGGATAATAAAAATACATTGATCGCGCAATTGACCAATGGTTGAGAGTTCTTCTCCCTTAAATGCGCCGCGTTGAGTCATTGCATCAATTACGGCTACAGTTGAACGAGATGCTTTATTAGCATTGTCTCTTAACTGCATATATAGTTCTGACGTCATAGATTATACTCCATATGTTGAGGATTTTTCTAATGCAATCCAATATTGAACGTTCATTTCTTTATGGCTGAATTGCGTGATTAATTTTGAAGAAATATCTACTTGATAATCACCAGGTAGAATTTTAAGATTAGCAATACCTAAAATAAAATTAAATTTAGAGTCTTGCGGAAACTCGCCATCCACATCAATTGAAAATGTATTAGATGTAGAGTTTTTTGTATCAACAATTGATAAATTTAAAACACCATTATTATTAGTAATGGACACTTCAGAATGACCAAGTGCTGATGAAGCTCGTCTAAGCTTATTAAGTGTTTCATTTGTAAGAACAAATGAAACATCCACAGCCGGCATAGTAACATCCTTTTGTGGGGTAGTAAGAGTTTCTTCAGGTGAGAAGAAATACTTTACTTTGGATCTACCAGTAGAATCAGAAATAGTTACGTATTCGTCATCAAAATTTAGACGAGGTACATCAACTAAACCAAGCACGCTGATAAATTCATTAAGATCATAAATTCCAAAATCTTTTGAAAATGATTCGGCAACTTCAGCACGCGATAATACATTACGTGCTTCGCTCATAGATTTAAGTACATTGCCTGCGCGAATCATAATATTTGAATTAATGCTAGAAAAATTTTTCATAACATTTAGAGTATTTTCAGATAGTTCCATTATATAGCTCCAGTTTCATTATTAATATATTATAACACTTTTTACTCGATTTGTAAACCATTATGCTGCCATTTTACTAAAATTCTTTTCTTTCTTAAATTCAATTTTAGCTTCAAACTTGTTATCAAGGATATCTCCTTTGTGGGATATTACGAATACATTTGTATCATCACCTAAAGTATAGAGAATCTTCAATAGATTTTCTACACCATCAATGTCAAGAGATGAGTCAAAAGTTTCGTCTAATATGAGAAGATTAGTAGCAACTGAATTTTTCATCTTTGCTATTTGCCGCCAAGTAAATAGCAATGACAAATCGATTCTTTGTTTTTCACCTTCACTAAAAGAGTCATAAGTAAACTCATCACGATGTCTTGACCTAATAGTTTCCTGAAATGATTCATCCAAATTAAAGTGGACAAAGAAATCAAGGACTTGTAGGTACTGATTTGTAAGTTTATTTATAACGGGAAGATACTGTTTTATTATTTTTGTTTTAATTCCTGTATCTTTTAACATTTCACTCATAACGCTATTATAGTTATTTTGATCCATGAGTTTAAGTTTTTCTTCAAGCAATACCGTTTCACTTTCCTTATAGGATTGTAAATCTACTTTCGCTTGATTGAGGTCTGCCACAGCTGTGGTTGAAACATCATCTTCGAGACTTCGTATCTCTTTCTGTAACCTACTAATCGTGATATTGTTATGATGTATAGTTGATTGTTTTTCTCTAATTTCTTCAGCTCTAGCGTTTGCAACTTCAATATTCTGTTCAATATCAGTCGACTCTGCAGTGAGCTTATCCATTGCCGATTTGAGATTTCTTGCTTTTTCTTTAGAGGTTTCCATTTTGGATTGTCTAAGTTCTTCACTAATATTTTGGGAACACGTTGGGCAATTTTCATTATCTTCATAAAATTTTGCGTCTTTCGCAACTTGTCCCATTTGCTGCCTAAATTGCCCGCCGTATTGAAGTAAGGCTTGTTTTTTATCGTGCAATTCTTTAAGGGTTTTACTGTTTTCCTGTGAAGTACTTTCAACTTCCGCCGATAAGTCTGTGTTAATGGTTTGCAGTGAGTTAATTTCCCGTTGATTACTTTTAATCTGTTCTGACTTTTTTTCAACTGCTTGGTCTGTAAGCAATTTAACGTCTTTGATGTATTTAGTTTGAGTTTCAATTTTATTCCTCAACAAATCTAATTGGTATGACACATCCTTTGTTTTATCTTTCAATGCGGACTGTTTTTCCTTTAACAAAGAATTCATGCGTGAAAAAACATTTATATCAAGAAGATCCTCGATAACATCTCTTCGTATTCCACCAGGTAGTTGCATAAATGGAATGAAAGAAGAAGAGCCTAGAACAACTACCTGATGAAAACTTTTGTGATTAAGTTTAAGGATGTTTTGTTCGAGAATCTTCTGATATTCTTTAGCATGTGATGATTGATTTATCATTGTACCATCACGCCAAATTTCAAATGTATTAGGTTTAATACCACGAATAACTTTGAAATCTGAATTACCAACTTCAAATTCAACTTCAACAATACAAGCTTTTTGATTAATTGAGTTGATTAATTGGTTTTTAGTAATACTTCTATGTGGTTTGCCAAATAACCCAAATGAGATTGCATCTAACATTGTAGATTTGCCAGACCCATTATGTCCTACTACAAGTGTATGTTTTACTCGACGCAAATCAATTTCGGTAAATGAGTTTCCGGTGCTAAGGAAGTTCTTCCACCGGACAGCTTTAAATAATATCATGCTAATTCTAGTGCCTGTGCCTCTGTCATTAATTCACGCATTTGGATTTTAATTTTGTCTTTATCCAGTTCAGTATCAACGCCATCAATATAGTCATCAACTAACTCCGATGTTTCTTCAACACGTAAACCATCATCATCTACATTCTCACCCACAAACTCACTAAAGTTTTCTGAGATCTTTAATTCATATATATCTTGATTTTGTATTCTATCAACAAATCGGTCAAATGTAAACCCGTCATTTTTTGAAATCACAACAATTTTTACAAACTTATTATTAAGCTGTGACACATCGTAATTGGTATAATCTTGTTTGTCATCATTATATAATATACGATGAAATAATGTATATGGATTATGAATGCGTGTTATTTCACGAGTTTCAGTATCAAGAATATGAAAATATTTTTTATCACCAGCATCAGACCAGAAAAATTCCATTTGTGATCCAAGATACCAAATGTTATCTTTTTTAGATCCTACATGATAATGACCAGTAAGTACTTGTTCAAACTTTTTAAATATTTTTGGGTCCATACCATGCTGATTAGTTACACCTCTCATCATTTCAAAACCAGTGAGTTCAAGGTGTGAACCAAGCCAATCTGCTTTACAATCATGAATAAAATTCATAGACTTATCATAATTATCTTGAGTAATCCAAGGTAGTAACGCCATTTTAAGGGATCCATATTCCATTACAGTAGGTTCCATAATAATATGGATTTCATTCATATAATGTCCTAAGCACTCCTTTAATGCATTTAGATCATTTGTATTTTTATAAAACACATCATGGTTTCCTGGAATAATGTCCATGGACATACCACGATTTCTCATTTCATCTAAGAAATGTTTACGATTATGATTGAGAGCTTTAAAATTAACAAACTTACGATGATCATAGTAATCGCCCAAGTGAACGATTTGCTTAATATCATGTTTATCGCATTCTGGAAAAAAGACATTATCATAAAAATCTTGCGCATTTTTTAAAAATATTTCTGATGAGTTACGAATACCACAATGGGTATCATTTAATATAGCTATTTTCATTTATTTTCCTGGGCACGAATTTTTGTGGCTGAAATATTTTCTGTATCTTCACCTAAATAATATTTAGTAAAACTATATCCAACATCTCTACCATAACCAATATTAACAATATTAGGTACAATCATTATTTCATAATCTATGCCTGCTGTAAACCCATTTAAATTTAAATTAGTGGATATAAATGATGCTATTTGATTAGTATCGTATGGGTTATTGGCATCTATTTCAACGTTTCTTATTTGAACAATTACTTGCCCAGAATCTTCATGGATTCTTTTAAAGAGTGATAAGTGACCTTCGTGCCACGGCTGAAATCTTCCAAGCATTTGCCCAGTTGGTCTGGTCCAATCCATTCATCTATCCTTATATCATAATTAATTGGTTTTTCAAAAAGTAAATTAGTATCTTCATATTTACTATGACTAATAGTATTCATCCATATTGTAAAATGAGCATTAAATATAGATCTTGTTAGTTTAGTAGGACATACAAAATCAGCAACTATAATATCTTTTCCATTAGCTATTTCAAAGTCTGCAATGTTTTTTATTCTTAATGCTTGTCTAATTCTAGCTTGTTCTGAAAATTCATAATCATTCGCCATTTTTCTTACAACATCAGCATTAATCCATCCTGCTTTTAAATGATATTGTAAACCTTTTGCTAACCAGGTTTTACCGCTTCCTGGTAAACCCATGACTAATATTTTCATTTCATAAACTCATCTAAATCAGAATCTGTATGATTCATTTTTTTCTTTTTATTTTTTTGTTTTTCTTCTTTAGCATATTCTTTAAATTGAGTATCACTTTGTCGTACTTTATCGATACGATCACGCAATGTTTCCACAAACGCTCCAGCCACATAATTAGCAGTCTCATCATCACTGACATCAATAAACATATCAACACCGGATTGAGTCAAATATTTTAATTTAATGTCTTGTTGTTTCTTTTCTTTAGCAATACGCCTAAGGAAAGCATACCAAGATATTTGAGTAAAATACGCAAATGCATTTGGTTTACCTGTTCGTGTTGCGGTTGCTAAATCATAATTACCTATAGCTTTTAAACAATTTTCTACCGCGTCCATAACCATTTCTTCACGATATGTATATCTAATAAAATTAGACTTATGAGATAACCCTTGTGCTATTCTTAAAAAACATTGTGCTATGTAATCTGGAACCAAAGGTATAGATTCATTATTTAATTTAGATTCATTTACTAACGTAACATAATCCACTACTGCTTGTGAAAAATCAGCGTTATTAACGTAATGGATACTTTTTTTCCTTGGCATAATATACTCCAATCAATAATTATATTCTATCAAATTTATATAATTTTGTAAACAAATAAACTTTCATTTAAGTTAAAAAAATAACGGTGTACAAACTGTAAAAAATATGGTAGAATTAACTGTAGTTAGGGAGAGGGAGGAATACCGCTCGTTAATGTAATTTAGATTTATCGGGAAATCTAATAACATTTTCAAAATTTGAATCGTCATCATTATATTTTTTAGTTAAACTTTCCATATAGTTTTCAAATCCTTCTTCTGACATACTTTCTAATCTATCTGCCATTTCATCTAAAGGAATATCTATCTTTCTATCATTTAATGATTTATTAATAGACACAATTGTTTTAGCATAATGGTCCAAAAGCTCATTAGAAGGATTTGACTGTGCAATAATATGATCTGAATTAATTACATGTATTTCAGCAGGATCATCATTAAAAGATAACCATGGCCTAAATGCATAGAATCTAACACCACGTTGGAAATCTTCAAGTTGAATGATTTTTAAACAAGAACGTATAACTAGCGCTGCGTCGTTTTCAGAATTCCACTCTAAAACTTCGCATATAATTTCATCGTTGTTCGCTAATTTAAAATGCTTGATTTGTAAATCACTCATAAATAAACCTTATAATTTTTATAGTTAAATTGTTCATTATTATAAATTTTTAATCTTTCATCACCATGTGTAAATGCAAAATTTTTGCCTGTAATATTATCTATAATATCATATAATTTAGTTATTGATCCGTCTTCACTTTGTCTGAGTCCTCTTCCGATAGATTGTAAAACACGTATCTGGGATTTTGACGGACTAGCAAATACGATATTATGCAGATTACGAATATTAATACCAGTACTAAAGGTACCAAGACTTGCAACAATAATAGCGCCATGTTGTTTCTCCACTATTTTACGAATTGCTTCTCTATCTTCAGTGTGTGTTTGTCCAGATACAAAAAAT